TCGGCAGCGAGGGCCACGTAGCGCTTCAAATGGGGCGCAAGTTCATCGGCACCGAGTTGAAGGAATCGTACTTTAAAATCGCCGCGCAGAACCTGATGGACGCCGAAAACGTCAGCCAGCAGTCGTTGTTCTGAGTGGCCGAAAAATGATACAATAGCGATGCTGCCGAGGCGTGGAAACCGAGTCAGCATCCATTGAATGTGCCGGGCAAAAGCAAGGCTTTTGGTCTGTACCGTGTTTCACTTTATCGCGCCGCCCGGCACATTCCGCGATACTGTGGATTTCCACCACGGCACAGAACCAAAGGCCTTTTTTATTGAGGTCGCCATGGCGCGAATCCGTACCATCAAACCAGAGTTTTGGACGTCTGAACAAGTCGTCGAATGCTCGCCGATCGCTCGACTACTGTTCGTCGGAATGTGGAACTTTTGCGACGATGGCGGGAATCACCCGGTCAGCGCAAAGACACTCAAGATGCAAATCTTTCCTGGCGACGACATAGCCGCAAGCCAAATCGAATCCTATATTTCCGAACTGCTGATCAGCGGTCTTTTGTCTGAATACACCGCAGAAGGCCGTAAATACTGGCATGTGACCGGCTGGAAACACCAAAAAATCGACAGGCCTTCGTATAAGCATCCACGACCATTCGTCGAATGTTCGTCGAATGGTGGGCGAGGACTCGACGACGGCCACCCCCCGGAAGGGAAGGGAAGGGAAGGGAAGGGAAGGGATACTTCTTCTTCGATACCTACGAACGAAGAAGACGAATATTTTGCATCGCTTGCCGAGCAAGAGCAAAAGCGACAGGCCGAAGCCGACGCCCGCATGATGGGGCCAATGGATGCCAACTGGATTCCAGACCCGAAAACCATTGATGATCATTTGAAGTTTTTGGGAGCCAAGACGATTATTGGCGGGCGCGTGATAACTTCATTGGATTTGACCGAGGAAATCATTGCGGACTTTCGATCGGCTGGATACCGAGGGCAAGAACGGCGAACAATGCACGATTGGCATGGCGGGCTGGCGAATTACCTGCTGGCCAGAATCCGAAACCCAAAGCCAGACTCCGCCCAACCAGCGCCGCCACCTGCCGAAAAGAAACCGGACTACTGGCGACCAGACCCGAAGCGCATGATGAACGCAGAAGAATTAGCGGCACTTGAGGCCGGGAGGGCTTGCCTAAAATGATCACAACAAAACTGGAATCCCCGTCAGCCGAGCAGGTTGTTCTGTCCAGCTTGATGGAGCAGAACGGGCTGCTTGACGACGTGGGCAGCATGATTGCCGCCGATGACTTCACCGTTCCTGAATACCGCGCCATCTGGGGCGCAATTGGCGACCTGAAGAACCTGCGCCGCGCATTTGACCCGGTGCAAGTCGCTGAGCATATGCTGGACATTGGCATTGACGCTGCCGAGGAAATAATCGGCGGGGTTATCAAGTGCGGCCATGCTGGACGCGCTGCCGTCATGAGCCACGCCAAACGCATCCACGAATACACCGTACTGCGGAACCTGATAGGGGCAGCAACGAGCATTACAGAGCTTGTCGAGTCCCATGGAGGGCGCAACGTCAACGAACTGCTGAGCGAGGCTGACGGCATCCTGTCTGGCGTTATCAGTGGAAACCTGGGCAATGACCTGCCGGTTGTGGATGGCGTTGAGCTGATGCGCAAGGTCTTTGACGATGCGGCCAGGGCGTCACAAAACCCCGGCATCAGCGGCATCAGCACAGGCCTGCCATCGCTTGATGACAAGATCGACGGACTGCAAGCGGCCAGCATGATTGTCGTGGCCGCGCCGCCAAGCATGGGTAAAACCACGTTTGCCATGTCGCTTGTGCAGCACGCCATGCGTCACACGAAATATCCGATTGTCGTGTTCAGCATGGAAATGCCCGCGCTGGACATTGGGCGGCGGATGGTGTCGGCTGAGTCTCGCGTCCACTACGCAGCCATCAAGCGCGGCTCAATGACGACGGACGAGGCTGGATGGATGGCAAACGCTGCCGGTCGGCTGCAAACTAAAAACCTGATTGTGTGCGATGAGTCCGGACTGACTCCGGCCAGGATGCGCGGCCTGTTGCGTCGCGTGGTGCGTGAGCATGGCGGCGTCAGCATGGCGGTGGTGGATTACATTCAACTCATGGATGCGAACAAAGCCAATGCCAATAACCGCAATCTGGAGCTGACCGGCATCAGCCGCGACATCAAGCGCATGGCCATGGATTTCAACATGCCATTCATCGCCATCAGCCAGTTGACCAAGGACGTCGAGAAGGCCAAGCGCAAGCCTACAAACGGCGACCTGCGCGAGTCTGGAGCCATCGCCCAGGATGCTGACCTGATCATGATGGTTCACCGTCAGGAAAAATACGACGACGACCCGAACCATGAAAACATGGGCAAGGCTGAAATCCTGATTACGAAAAACCGAAACGGAGCCTGCGGAACCGTCCTGATTGGATATGACGGCCCGACATTCCGGTTTCACGAGCTGGAGGCATGGGCATGATCACAGTACGCAGCGACGATGGTTATCTGACGTTTGAGCAGGACGGGCGCGAGTTCTACGATTCCGCCATTCCGTGCGAGGCCGACATTGGCCGATGGCTCCGGCACATGGATGACAAAATGTGGATGCAGGAGGCTCGGACGGCTTGTCTCGACTTGATTCGTGAGCATCACGCCAGGCAATGAGCCTTCACCGCCATTTCGTCACCTGCCGCCTATGCCAGCTTGAGCAAGATCAATACTGCAAAGCCGTGTCGGAAAAAACCGCTGACGGTATGCGCGAACGTCGGCGGTCAGACCCGGCCGGATTCGCGCAGTACGTCAGCCGGGTTATTTTCGAGAGGATTACGGGGAAAGTGGTTGACGGTGAATAATGCTAGTGCAATACTTGGGGCATCAAAACAAACAACACGGAGCAACACCATGAACGCAAACACCCAAGCAGCTAAGACCTTCGGCGCAATCGCTTTCGCTTCCGGCATCAAGTGCGCGCCTTGCCTTGATGGAAACATGATGGACATGCTCAAGGGCCGCATGATTGGCGACAAGCGCAGCGCAAAGGAAATGAAAGCGTGGATTTCTGGCTGGACTCAAGCAAGCCTGTCGGCCTAAAAACAACACGGAGAGGCCAGCCCGCTCCAAACAACAGGGATTTAGCCATGAGATCATGGGAACAACGCGAATCAGCGCGGACGGGTAAGCCGGTGCCGCAAGTGCTGGCTGAACTGATCGAGCAGTCTGGCGGCAAGTGGGAAACCATCGGCCTGCTGGCGAACATGACGCATCAGGCCGCGCATCGGATGTTCGTCCGCAACGGCATCCAGAAAAAACCGCTGCACAGTTTCGAGTTTCGCGGCGTGACGGCCAGCATGGTCCAGCACTGCAAAACGCACGGACTGAGCTATTTCAACGTCAAGGAATATGCCCGCCGTCACAAGATGGGCCATTCCGAGGCGATGGAGTGCTACCTGTCCGGCCAGGTTCGGAAATATCATTGGGGAGTGCCGCAATGACCGACCCCGTAAACAACCCAGCCCACTACCGCGGACATGCTTCGGGAATCGAATGCATCCAAGTCACGCGCCATCTGTCGTTCAACCGGGGCAATGCGTTTAAGTACATTTTCCGGCACAGAGACAAAGGCGCACCGGCTCAAGACCTGCAAAAAGCCTTGTGGTACATCCGCGACGAGATCAAGCACAAGGGCCGCATTGTCAATCCGAACGAGTATCGCCGCCGTGCGCTGCGGAAAATACTGGACGCTACGCCGGAGACTTGGGAGGCGCTTTGCTATCTCAGTCTGTGCACGGCTGGAACATTCGCGCTGAAAACGGCTGAACAGGCATTGCTTGAGCATATCGGGGCGCAATCATGATCGTTATGTCGGACGGCGGCGGGACAAACAGCATGGCCATGCTGATCGGGCTGCGCGATGCTGGCGTGATGCCTGATGTAATCGTGTTTGCAGATACCGGCAGCGAGAGGCCGCACACATACGAATACATGCAGATTAAACGCGAATGGCTCAAGCGCAACGGATTCCCGGATCTGACGGTTGTCCGCAACACTAACAGGCACGGACAAGAGCAGACGCTGGAGCAGGACTGCCTGAACCGTGGCGCATTGCCGAGCATTGCCTACGGATTCAAGTCCTGTTCGCAAAAGTTCAAAATCCAACCGATTGACAAGTTTCTGAATCATCACCCGCTGGCAATTGCTGCATGGGCTGCTGGCGAGAAGGTCACAAAGCTGATTGGCTACGATGCGGATGAATCGCACCGGGTGCGCGATTACGACGACCAGAAATACACTGTTGCCTACCCGCTGTTAGATTACGGGTGGGGGCGGGCTGATTGTGTGGCGGCTATCAAAAACGAGGGTCTGCCGCTGCCTGGGAAGTCATCCTGTTTTTTCTGCCCGAATATGCGGCGCGGTGAAATCTTGGAGCTGCACGCGCTGCATCCAGATTTGGCTGCCCGCGCCATCGCTATTGAGCAAAACGCGGATTTGTCCTCGGTTAAGGGTCTAGGGCGTTCGTGGTCGTGGGGCTCGATGCTGGCCACGCCGGACATGTTCGCTGATCATTTCGAGAAGCCAATGCCGTGCGGATGCTATGACGGGGGTGAATCATGACATTCTCGCGCAGCCACCCCCGGCAAATGCCACGGAATCGCGTTCTAGGCCGCCTTAAAGCCGGGGAAATGAACAAAACCGAATCAGCCTACGCCGAACACTTGAAAGCGTCTCAAATCGCCGGGGAAGTGGCTTTATGGTGGTTTGAGTGTATCGGGCTGA